GATTGTGCTGATTTAATTGAAGAATGGTGGCCTATAAGAAAACAAAAAGGTGCAGTTAACTCCACAAAGGTCGCTAACCGCCTCTTTGATAAACTCAGGTCATTTCCATCACAGGATAGGAAAAAAGCTCTTGAGAACGCAATTACGGCTGGCTGGAAGGACATTTACGAAGTTAAGAAGGGTTATAAACCAGAAGAACCAAAAAATAATCATCCTCAATCAAGAGTATTTACAGCAGAAAGGGGGTTTGAATAATGCAAAAACTATTTGATGCTTCAGTTCAAGCTTTACTTAGAGATGGTATTAAAAAAGGTTACTGGACTTTAAAAGATCTAGACAAGCCACCCCCAGGATGGACAGAATGTGTCAACAACACCAAAGGTAACAAAGCATTTCCGCAAGGTTATCAAGGTGTCAAATATAAAAACCTTGCTAGGGTAAAGACACCCAAACCAAAACAGGAGAAAATAGAAATTATTGATCCAAAAGACCTTCCAACTTTAGATTTTTAACAATGAAAACCTTCCAACTATTAAAACCACTTCCCATCAAAAGAGATGAGAAAACACATAGATATGTAAATATCGAGACTAAGCAATGGATGTCCTATTCAACTACTGAAGTGTGTAGTGAACTGACAGAAGAAGATAAAGAAAACATCGAGAAATGGAGATCACAATGGCAACCCAGAGGAGAAAAATGTCATGAGTGTCTAGCTGAACATATGCTAGGTAATGGCAAAATTGATCCTGATGAATATGGTGCATGGGTTGAACCTTTACTTCAACATGAATTGTTCACACATTTTGAACCAATGGCAGTTGAACATATGATGGCTATCCCAGATA